TGTCCTAATTTATTTTTTTGTCTAATTCTACTTCTTTTCTCACTAGCCGTCATTTCTGAAGTGGTTTTTGGGGTTTTAGAACTAACTCTTTTAGAAGGTCTACAATATGGAGTACCTCGTTTTTCACCCTTGCTACGTCCACATTTCTTCCCTGTTTTAACATCTTTCCAATCTTCCTTAAACCAACGCTTTAATGCTAGTCCTTCTTTTGTCTTTCGCACAGCCATTAAAACGTTCTCGTTATTTTTCTCTTACTTGAATCAACTACACCACAACCAGCAGCTACTACACCACCCGGTTTAAATTTTTTGGGTGGTGGTCTTTTAGGGTTATCTATCGCAGCGATAATACCACCTTCAGCTTTCTTGATTGTTTTCTTTTTTTTCTTTTTCTTACCACCAGTTCCATAATTAGCGGCTCCTACTTTACGACACTTTGCGATTGCTCCGCTTGCGTAAGCTGATGGGAATACTTTGTATCTTGCTTTTACCTTGTGATAACATGCGTCTTTTGGCATTAGTTCTCCTCCGTGAAGGTGACTTTGATATTTGAGTTTTCATCTGACTTCTGGATATAGCCAATTTTCATCTCCTTTAGACGTTCTGCTATATTACTAAGTTTAATTTCCATAACTTCAGTTCTTTTGTCAACTTTAATTAAGGTTTCTGTAGTCCAAGATCCCCACGTGTAGAATATAGTTCCAACGCCACCAACAGATAAAACAAAAATAGATATAGATATTTGTTTTAACATCTCCATCTTCTCCTTGCTTGTCTTATTCTGCTATTAGGATCATTCCTAGTTTTTGCAGAACTTCTTTTTAATTGTCCTAAAGATCTAGCACAGTAAGATTTTCTCCTTGCTGCTCTTTTACCTTTTGGATTTTTTTCAGTTACAGCAGTTTGTAACTTAGAACCAGGATTTTTTCTTCGATACGCAGCTACTCCCTTTTTAGTCATGCCTGCACCCTTCTTCGTGGGTCTATAGTTGGCACTCTTTCCTTTAGTCGTTCTGCGTATCTGTTTTCCTTTTTTACTTTTCTCAGCCATCTAGCCAAAAAATCCAGTTATAGAGTCAATGTTGGTAAGAGTTACGTGACACTCATCAGGAAAGATTATTCCGTGATCTGGAATAGTTATCTGATTGTCATCTGATTGATGAAATACCATAGACAACAAAGTGCTACCGCTACTACCATTTTTGAAAACAACAGCAGGAGAACCACTACCAGCTGTCTTAACATAAGCGAGTTCTTCCACCTTGTAAGGTTCCTGTTGCAGTTGCAGTTTTTGCAAATATAGAAGCTGCCATGTTTTACTCCTTTATCTCTCCTCTTAAAAGCATCGCCTTGTATTGTGCGCTTCCCTTGGGAGGAAGCGCAGATGTAGAGGATTTGCTAGTAGAGGATTTATTTTTTACCAAAGTTCCTTCTGGTGAAATTTCTGCTTCTGTAATCCAAGCTTCATTAACGTTAGGAGTATCTGGATCATCAGAAATAAACTTTCCAGACGCAGTTCTGGCTCTTTTTTTGTTAGCCATCATATCCTCCGTTATCTATTTTGAGCAGCAAACATATAGTCAATGTTCATTGATTTAGTTCCAGTAGCAGAACCAGATAGTTCCATTGCCCCAAGAGCTAAATTTTCATCATCTGGAATATTAGCAGTGTGTGTAGCAACTAAGTTTCTATTTACAAAAAACTCAACTTTGCCTGTTCCTTTTACGTGAAATCCAAGAGTAACAGCAGTGCCACTTTCAATATCAACACCAGAATCAGTTGTTGTTGCGGTTCCATCTTTCTCAGTTACACAATCAATATTGCTATCACCATCGTCTACTTGAAAAACAATTCGGTCAGCTGCTGCTAACATTGCTTCTGGATTAGTTGCAAAGTTTACCGTCAAACCAATACAAATATCCATCGCATCACCTTCTGCATCAGTTGGAGTAATTTTAGTTTCAAACCAAATATCTCTTGTAGAGGATAACGCAAAAATTTCATTACCTTGAATTGAAGCACCATCGTTGTCTGTCGTTGCTTGAGAGCTTAATGTAACCGCTCCATTTTCAACGTCAGCAGCGATTGCAGCAGAGGCACTAGAATCTTTAACAACAGTCCAATCGTTTGTGTTATCTAGGGCAACACCTGTAAAATCATCCATATAAACTAGATAATCGGGGTTTTTATCTATTGGTAGGTTTTCAAACCACTTTTTTTGACCATCTTTTCCTGCGAAAAGTATTGGTCCAGTAAAATGTACAGCCATAATATCATCTCCTGTCTTGGCTATGTCAATCGCACCATGCGATTGTCAGAAGTTAGTATAGAAACTATACAAGAAAAAAATAATTAGTTCTAGTTTTATTTTAAAATAAAAAAAGGGGGTGTCTTGTAACACCCCCTCAACGTCATAGGGAGATATGATTCTTAATCACAATCTCACGTTAACACAAATTATGCTCCTGGAGAACCAAAAACACAACGTGGATCTGAAAAACCAAAACTATATCTTTCTCTAGCTTTGAATCTCATGTTTCCTGTGTCAAAATCTGCTTCCATATTAGTTGCGAGAGCCAAACGCTCAAAGTGTATGAACCCTCTTGGTGCATCAGTCATAATGAAAAAGGCATCTGTATCTGTAAGGAAGTCATTAACGGCATAGCCGTTTGGTAACATTCCCATAGATCTCAAAGCGTTTACATCATTGTCTGCTGTACCAACTCTAAGATTTGAAACCATTAGTCTTTCAGCTACAAACTGTAACTGTCTTGGAATAATAAGTTTCATTCCTCTTAAAGCAACTTTAAGTCCACGCTCATCAACAAAACCAGAAATACTTATCAAAGCATCTTCAAGAGATGTTTCATTAAGATCTGCTGCAGTTGATGGTTCGTTAGCAAACGTGCTACCTGTGCTTAGTGGATGGTTTGTTGCACAAAGTGCTACCCCATCTCCACCTGCAAAAGCACCTGCACTAAACGCATTGTTTAGCACTGAAGCAGCTTTTACTTGTTTAGTGTGTGCCATTGAACGAGCTAATGCACGTGTGTATCGAGATCCAAGACGATCATAAAGATTGTCTTCAATAGCTTCTTCAGTAATTGAAAAAGCCAAAGCGATAGTTTCGTGATTATAACGAGCGGTATACGCTTCGTTTGCTTCATCAAAGTTGACAGCAGAACCTTCTGATTTAGTTGGTGCTGCACCAAAACCTGACAACATCACCTCTTCCTCAAATGCACGATCTGAAGATTCAGTTGTGTAGATTTCAGCATGTTGATTTTCGTACCTATCGTACTCTAGTCCAAACAAGGCGTTAAGACCAGGTTCTAGCTCTTTAGCTAATTGCGCTCTAGATATAGCCATTACTTAGTCTCCTATACGCCTGTCGTAGAAACAGTACCTTGTGCAATGGACCCTGTAGGTGCATTGAAATGGTTGTTTATACGAACGATTAAAGGGATACCAGCTGCACTAAAGTCTGAGTTTTCTGGATCATCTTGTATACCCATAATTCTCAAAGCATGTGAGTTGGTGGTTGCAACAGTATTTAGATCTGCTGTCGCAGAAGAAATACCTGTGGTAGTAGATCCACTATTTCCGGTTGCAAACTGAATATTTGAAAAAACAGAGGTTCTAACTTCAGCTTCTGTGTCTTGTCCAGCAACAACGTTAGATGTAGCGATCACAAACAATTGATTAGGATCATCATACAAAAAAGCTTTTACTGGAAAGTTAGAATCTGCACCAGAACCAGGCCAGAAATTTGAAAATACTTTTTCTCCAGTGGTTGATGAAACATATTCACAGCCATTGAAAACTCCTACGATAGAAACTGTACCACCTGCCGCTGCTTGTAAATCATCTATTACACCAGCTGCTAAAGGTATAACTGCCATCCCCTGAAATATAGGGTTAGAGTTATCTGAGGCTATTCTATATTCAGTCAAACCTGTGGAGTTGGTCGATTGACCAAGTTTACCTATCGGTCTTAGACCGAAAGCACCATTAGAATTTGCCATTAATAAGC